TCTGTTTCTGTTTCTGTTTCTGTTCTTGAAAGGGATTGACCTGATTGAGCAGAATTGACCAACTTTGACCTAATTGACCAAGATTGACCAGAATTGACCTCGTCCTTTGTGTGTTGATTTTTACCAAGCGGATTGTGGTTTCCGCCATTGTTTTTGCGTTTATCAGTGCGAAATATACTCGCTTTGGCCATTAAACACATACCTTTTAACGTCTCGTTTTCCGGTAAAGTTCCAAAAATACCAAACTCACAGATAGCTTGATATGCTTCCGCTTGTTTGTCAGGTGGTAGTGTTTCGCGGATGGTCTCGGCAAAATTCGCAAAAAACATGAATTTATTTTGAGTTTCCATTGCTTCCATACGACTTTCAAAAAGGTGGGTATAGAACCTGGGGATGGTTTTTAGTTGCGTATGGGAAATAAAACTATACCCATATTAAACAAAATCCATACGCACAATTTTATAATAATTAGAATTTTCTAAAATTCAACATTTATTTTTTTGTGGGATGTTATCCCAAAGAAATGTGTATAACTTTGTGTATACTTCTTCAACAGAGCGCGCGGTTATGTAAACGCCACCGCTTTTTGTGATCATCTTTTCAAAGTTCTTTTGCGATTCTCGCTGCGCTCCTTTGAGCTTTTTAACCTCAATTTCTAACCGGCGACCGGACGGTATAAGAAGACCGGTAATGTCGGCCTGTCCGGGAACACCAAAGCGGATAAAACGGTCATCAATCTTGAGAGCACCGGTATTCTGCCGCCAAATGCGCATATCTTGTCTCGCTCCGAATTCCAGTAGTATTTCTTTTTGGATTGTGCTTTCTTGTTTCGTATCTGAGAGCTTTGATGATGAGTTTTTTAAGTTTGTCATGACGTTCCTTGTTAATAACTGTTTTAGCTCGCGGCACAGAAAAGAATAATTGAAGCTCGGCGAGCATTTTGTAATCCTTTTTATTCATGTGTCCATCCTCTGCAAAAAAGGCCCTACCGCCGGAGCAGCAGGGCCGAGTTTAATTAATCTTCGTATCCGTCGTCTTCTTCGGAAGTTTCTTCCTCGTAGTTTTCCGGATTGCTTAAGTCAACAAAGGTTGTTTTTTCTTTGGTAACTATCACTTGTTTTTTGCTTTTTTTCTCGAGATATTCAACTTGCACGCTGTTCTCGATTGCTTCAACGCAGTTTGTAGCTACAAAGAAACCTCTTGTCGGCACGCAAATGTCGCCGGCCAAATAACGAAATTCAAGTTTGTTGTATTTTTCGTTTGTTGAGTTGGCAGAAACTGCTGTTCCGTTGATAATTGCACCGCGGTTAATCTCTTTGGCCACAGATGAGAAGCTCTCATCGATGATTTTGCGGCAGTTGGTAACGATAGCCTGAGCGATTTTCTTTGTGCGCTCGTCTTCGTTGAGTTTTTCGCGGTAACGCGAAACGCAACCCATAACCAACTTAGGCATTGCAGCTTCAAGCACATCTTTTTGACGTTGAGTTAATTCCAACTGGTCAGTCATAAATGTTTTTTCTTTTAATTCTGCAGAGATTGCAGCGGCGATGTCGTGGCTAATCTCGGAATAATTATCGTAGTTAATGACTGTGTCAAAAATCTCTTGAGTTGCATCCTCGGCAACTTTAGATTTAACATTTTTAACCATTTCTTCATCATTTTGAACGGCTTTTGCCATTTATTTTCTCCTTTTTCTAGCATTAAAAATATGGGATGCCCAGGCATACGGATTTTTGTATCCTCTGCGCTTCCCGAGTTCGATTAAATCGGTGAAAGCATTTGATTTTTTGCGCTCCTCACGCTCAATAATCCTCTGTCTTTCCACCAGTTCGGCTTCAATGTATTCGACTTCCTGTTTTGACTTTATAACGTCCTCGCAACCGCAGACCGGGCAAGCATTGAGGCTTGATTTATAGACTGCGTAGCAATTCGGGCAAGTTCTGACAAAAAGATCGTCTTTGACATTGGTTCTTTTTTTAGAACGTCCGAGTAATGACCACTCGCGGTCATCATCCGGAAAGCCATGTATCTCGACATTCCCGACGTGGTCAAGAATGACGGAATATTCCTTGCCAGGATACGGCCTTAAAACGCGGCCGGCTTGTTGTAGATATTTGGCAAGTGACTTTGTTTTTCTCAAGAAAATAGCACAACCAACAACCGGTATGTCTGTTCCCTCGGAAATAATCTCGCAAGATGTAAGGCCTTGATATTTTCCGTTGCCAAGGCCCTCGATAGCATCGCGGCGGTCGCAATCGTCCATCGTTCCGTCAATGCATTTGAAATTGTAACCGGCCCGGCGAAATTCTTCTGCAGTATGCTGCGCGTGTTCCACTGTGGCGCAAAAAGCGATAGCAGGCATACCATCCGCCAATTTAGCGTAATGTTTAACCGCGTTGCCGATAATTTTTGGTTTATCCAGGCGCAAAGCCATTTCTTTGACATCATAGTCACCGGCGACAGATTTTAACCCGGTGTCGTCAAATCCAACTGGCGGAGCATAAACGCGCGGAGCTGATAAATATCCGTCCCGGATTAATTCCTTAACAGACGGCCCGAGCACCATTGTTTCGTAAACACCGCCGGCTTCAACTCCGAGGCCTTTACCGTCTAATCTTTCCGGTGTTGCGGTTAATCCAAGCAGGCGAGCTTGTGGATTGGCATCGGTAATTTGTCGCCACTGTCCGGCAACGGCATGGTGGCATTCGTCAGTTATAATAAAATCATAAAAACCTTTGAATTGGTCGATTTTGCGGCCGATAGTTTGAACCGATCCAACGGTGCAAAGAGCCGAACTATCGTAAAAGTGTCGGCCAAGCTCCCGGTATTGCAAATTGGCTGCGTTTTTAACAACGTTGCCCGGAGCTACGATGTTGTGATTAAGGCCAAACCTTGAAAGAGCAACAGATGTTTGGCAAATAAGCTCTTGCCGGTGGACGAGAATTAAAACGCGGTTACTTATGCGAACAGCGCCGTCAGAAATGCAAGAAAAAATAACCGTTTTACCCATACCGGTTGGACCTTGGCCAAGCACAGCACGAGAACCGGCGCAAAATTGAGAGTGCACCTCGTGAATAAATTTCTTTTGATATGGTCTAAGCGTATATTTCATGAACCAACACCGTTAATGATTTGTCAAAATAGTTCTCAATTATCAAAGAAAATCCGTCCGGTCTTTGATTTAAAATCGGAAAGCCGCCAAACTCACTCAAGCAATATGCTTTTAAGTCGTTTTTTGTTTTTATTTCTTTTTGGAATTGTTGAACATCTTTGAAACCCAGAGCATTAACAATTTTTAGGTTCTGTGCCTCTATTTTTTGTAAAACTAAATCAGTTAAAACATCCATTGTCTTGCACCTCACTAATAATGAATAAGCAATTTATAATTTATATTGAAATAAATGTCAATACAAAAAATCACAAGGAATAATAAAAATTCCTAAAAAATACCATTGACAAAATAAGAAAATTATTATATAAGCAAGCACAGGAGGTGTTCATGTCAACAATAATAAGAGCTTCAAGTTTACCACATTACACAGATTGCCTACGACGTGCAGCGGCTAAAATGCTCGCTCCGGAGTTGGCAACCTACGGTTATAACGTGCGCGCAACTCAAACATCAATCGGAGCATCTGTCGGAACGGCAACACATAACGCATTGGAAGTTGCTTTGTTGCTGCGTGCAGAAAATAAACCATACGAAAGCGAAATCGAGGAGGTTGTGGAGATTTCCATATCCAAAAGCATTGAAAACGGAGTTATTTGGGATGATACAACCCGATCCAAAGAAATCGCAGTTAAACAGGCGGTGCGGCAAGCAAAGTCTGTGTTAAATACATTCCCTGATTTGTTAGGTGTGGCCATTGAGGAAGAATACAAAGCCAACCTTGGCGATGGATTTGTTTTGTCCGGGCATATCGATATCAGGAAAAAAGATTGCATTTGGGATTTGAAGACCGGAACGATGCGCAGAGCAAATCAGGCGCAATACGGTGCTTATAGTCTTTTGTGCAGAACAAACGGCATCCACATTAACCGCATTGGCGAAATATATGTGCGCCGCGTTGGAATAACCAAACCTCAACCCGATCCGGTTCTTGTTGAATACGACATCGCAACCGCCGAGAAGATGGCCTGGGAAATTATAAACAAAATGAAGTCGGATGTTTCAAATTTCAGAAGCAACGGCGACCTTTGGGCCTTTATGGCCAACCCTAACTCACTTATGTGCAATGCTGATTATTGTCCGGCATACGGCACTAACTTTTGTAACTGTCATAAAAAGGAGATTGACAATGGATGATAAACAAAACCAGTTAATGGTTATTGAACAAGAAAAACAAATTATGGAAGCGCAAAAAGCAAAGCTGTGTATTTTGCGTGACGGCGGCATGTTGCCAAAAGGCTGTAACGAAAAAGAAGCCTGGGCTCGCATGGCTGTTGGTGTTGAAATGGGCATGCGACCAATGCAAGCCTTGAACGGCATCGCTATTGTAAACGGACATCCAACATTACACACCGATAGTATTCCGAGCATTATAATGGCATCCGGTCTTTTGGAAGACCAAGGTGTTGAGTGGATTGGCGAGGGAGATAAATTGGCTTGCCGTTACTGGTGCAAGAAAAAAGGCCTGGCAACTCCGCAAGATTGGGTTTTCAGTATTGAAGATGCAAAGCGCGCCGGTTTGCTCAACAGGGATACATGGAGAAACCACACTCGCAAGATGTTATACAACCGCGCAAGAACCTACTGCTTGAGAAATACATTCCCGGAAGTATTAGGTAATATGTATGACATGGACGAGGCATCCGAATTTAAGGAACAGCCGGTTGAAGCCGCTCCTTTGGTCGAGCCAACACCGGCCAAAAGAACAAGAAAGCCAAAAGAGAAAATCATTACCGAGCCGGTAGAAATAAAGGAAGAAGCACCAAAAAACGTGCCTGAGGAAATCATTGATGTTGAAGTAGAAGAACCGGTTGATCCACGCGTTGCCGCTCTCGATGAAGAAGAACCAATGCCGACTTTGGTCCAACCACGAGAAGAAAGTCCGGCACAGCAAGCACCGTTTAATCTTTTTGAGGAATAATAGACATGTATAGTGCAGAAGTAGTAAATTTTATGGGATGTGAAAAAGCCGAGGTTAAGTTTGACAAAGCCGCTTTGATATGCGGATTAAACCACCAAGGCAAGAGTTCATTTTTGAACGCAGTCGCCGCAGCATTGACCGGCGAGGCAGTTCCATTTGGTTTGAAAAAATCAGATTGTGGAATGCTTGTTAAAATCGGCAACACATCCGGAAGTGTTAAGGTGCAAAACGATCAGACTTTTGAAACGGTCAAAATTGCATGGCCAAAGGCAGAGATATTCACAGACGGAAAAAATCCGCCGGCATGCTCTAAAATATCGGCCGGAATTGAAAGCCTTATCGAAATGAAAGAAAAGGAGCGCAGCGAGTTCATCAGAGAAATGACACGATGCAATCCGAAAAAAGAGGACCTTGCCGAGTTTTTGAAAGATCGCGGAATTGAAAACGAAAAGGTTGTCGATAAAGTTTGGACCTATGTTGAGCAAGACGGATTTGAAGCAAGCCACAAAAGAGCCTGCGATAGTGGCCGCGCTTTTAAGCAACAGTGGTCAAATGTTACCGGCGAGGCTTACGGTAGCCAAAAAGCCGAAACATGGCAACCGGCCGGCTGGAACAGCGATTTGATAGATGTTTCAATTGAAAGCATTGATGCAAACCTGACCGCCGCAAGAGCCGAGCTTGAAGATATGATCGTGCGCCAAGCGGTAGATGATAGCAAAGCTGACGAATACCGAGAACTTGCCAACGAAACATCGTTAAAAGTGGCTCGCGATAATGCAAAAATATGCAAAGACAATGTGGATACTTATAAAAAAGAACTCTACGATATCGATGCAAAATTATCAGAGTTAAACAGAAAGGTTGAGGAGCAGCCTTGCCCACATTGCGGCGCGATGCTGACGGTTTCAGGCGGAAAAATTAAAGCCGTTGAGGAAAAACCGGAAGACCAAACCGAAAAAATTGAGCAATTGCAAACCAAAAAACAAGATATTCTTCAAAGCATTTCTGATAACGAAAGCAAATATCTCAAATACAACTCCGAAGTTGCTCAACGAGTTAAGGCCTTTGAAGAATTGGAAAAAATAAACGCATCTGCCGGCTCAAATATAACGCAGGTCGATATTGACAAGAAGAGAAACCAAATCAGCCAAATTGAAAATCAACGCGAGGCTTTTAAGGCCATGCAAGAAGCTCAAAGGCTGTGCAAAAACATCAAAGAGAACCAAATTATTATTGATGCATTGGATATGTCGGGAATCCGCAAAAAAGCAATGGAGAACGGATTGTATCGCTTCAACCTCTTTTTGTTGGATATTTCAAAACAAGGCGGTTGGCAACAAGTCCAGGTAGAAAACGACCTGACAATAACACTCGGCGGCCGCCCTTATGTGTTGCTCAGTGAAAGCGAAAAATACCGCGTAAGGTTGACATTGCAAATATCAATATCATTGATGCAGGAATCGCAATTGATGATTATTGACGGAGCAGAAATATTGGATAAAAAAGGCAAAAACGGATTATTTAATATTTTGCTCTCAAACAAAGTCCCGGCACTAATTGGAATGATGATCAGCGATGTGGATAAAGTTCCAAACATGAAAAAGTTCGGAGTTTCGAGCTATTGGGTTGAACAAGGTAACGCAAAGGAAATTTAACGTGGTAGTATTATCAATAAGGGATTTGGCAAAACGATGGGGATATGCCGCAGACACTATTTACAAGGGTATAAAAAACAACCCGGACAAATGGCCACATTTTAGACAAGCGGATAAAAAAACGCGAATTATGTTTGATTTGCGTGATGTTGAAAGGTTTGAAAAGAAAATCCGAAAGAATCCGAAAAAATCATAAAAAAGTATTGACATTTATTATAAATAGCTTATATATTTTTTATGTAAGCTATTTTTTTATACGGAGGTAACCATGATCAGATCTTTTTTATATTCATTTTTCTTTACTTTATCTTTTATAATTGTTCATCACAACGTTACGGAAACCAAAAACAGCCTGGATCGTTGCGAGAAACATATTGAAGAAATAAAAAAAATGGATGCTCAGATGAAGATTTATAACCAATATGTAAAATAGGAGGCACACGATGTCATTAGCAGACAATATCAGAGAAAAAATCAAACTCAAAAAAGAAGAAATAAAAAGACAAGAGGATTACATCTTCCAACAGGAATGCGGAAACGATTTTTATTGTTTGTCCGGTGGATGGGAACGCGACCACCGCGACCTTGCCAATTTAAACCGCGATTTGCGAGAACTTCAACAGGAGCTTGACCGCAATGACAAGAATTAACGTTGTTTCGCCAAGCGAATTGTCCGATGCGTGGCTTTTGGCCGAGTATCGAGAATTGCCGCGTGTTATTTTGCAGCAAGTTAATACGGCCGATGCTCCAAAAAAATACTTGCTAGGCGCAGGTCATGTTAAGTGGGCCAAAAAGCACAGCTCATTTATTGTAGCTCGATATGTTGAGTTGTGCCGGGAAATGAAAAGCCGCGGTTTTAAGGTTAATTTTTCTTGCGATAATTTGACCGATTACCACCTTGGCCATACTTATGTCAAAGATTGTAATTTTTATGAAATATCCGCCGAGGATGTTGCATTAAATCGCCAAAGATTAATTGATCGATACAAATCAAATCCCAACGCACACCGTTGGACTTACAGAAACAAACCATCTTATTTGGAGGTATAAATGGGAGAATTAGCAGAGGCATATATTTGGGGAGAAATGAACGGTCGCGATATGGACGATCCCGAGGACTGGATTGATTTTTATAATGATGATCCGGATGACGATGAAGATTTGGCAGAGTTTTGGAAAGAACAAAGATTGTCTTATAAAAACCGCTGTTTTACAAGAAATCAAAAGTTCGAGCCATTGTTGATAAAGTCCGGAGCTGTTAAAAAATCAGATGGTATTTACATGCTTGGCGATTGGCTTTGCTATCCAACAAAGGGATTTGCCATGGATAAACGAAATCAAAGAAAACGCATCGGATTAAGAAAACTTTTAAATAGAAAGGACACAAAATGATTAAATCACAGCATGAATTAACCACTCCAAGAAGTCGTCAATCAGATGTTTTGATTGAGGCTTTGAACAAGTGCCAAAAATTAGAAAGGCAGTTAAATATTGTTTTAGGTATTTTGCTGCGCGTGAGCCCTCAGCACGAGGGATATGTTAAAGCTAACTTTCCTAAATATTTTGAGGAGATAAATAATGAACCCAAAAGCAAATGAAGCTCGCCTTGAGTATATAAAAAAGCTCGAGGAAAACATCCAGGAGCTTGAACAAGAAATCCAAAGACATGAGAGTATATGGCGCGAGATGCGTTGCGGATTAGATAAAGCGGTCGCCATGTCGGAGCTTGTTTACAGAAACTCTGTTTACAGCAGTTCTGTTTCAAAAATTATGTTGAAGTTTACAAAGAAAGCGCCGATGTTGTTATTGCCGCTATTGGCTTAAGAAGATATCCAAGATATGCAGCGATTGGCCGAGCTATTTACAACGCTGTTTATACACCTATTCGTCAAGCCTTGGATTTATACATTGACGAAAAAATGAACGAAAACTTAACCCGAACTTTCCGTAAAACAAAAAACGGAACTCAACATCATATTTAAGGATGTAATATGACAAGAAAAACAAATTTGAATTATGAAATTAACCGCTTTTTGAAAAAGAGCTTATACACACGCGAAGAATTAAGCCGCTGCATAAATAAACATCCTAAATACATTAAACAACTGTTAAATAAAGAGAGAAAAGCAAGCGATGAAGCAGAAAAGGCTTTGCGCGATTTCATGAAAAAGCATATCGGCCAATCTTACCGCGAATTGTTACTTCAAGAGCAAAACAGCAGGTCTTATGAAAGAATAAAAATATTAAATGGCCAAGTTGAGCGTTTAGAAAGAGAAATCGCATATGATGAAGAATTTGTTGATAGTGCTCGCCGCACAATGTGGATATCGATTTTAGTGGCAGCTCTTTCTCTTCTTGCTGCATTATCTGCTGTTTACAGTTTTATTTTTTAATTTAATTCATGAAAAAAGAAAGGTGTCGAATTCGACACCTTTTATTTTATGGCGACACAGGCCCGGAAATCGCTTTGCTTAGGCCAACCATCGTTGAACCTACCGTTTCCGTTTTGTCGGGCCGGAGAAAGGCCACAACAAGCAACATAAACAAGCAAGCAAGCAAAAATATTAATTTATGAATAGATTGCATGCTAACCAAACTCCCTCGTATGCGCCAAAGACAATCTCTCCCCAGTTCCAACCGTTCTTACCTAAAGGATAAATTTTTTCAAGTTTGCCACCTATCCAATAGCAAACACCCATACCAAGACCGGAAAGCATAACCGGAAGACTGCCAAGGAATAATCCCCACAAGAAAGTAATAATTAAGCCGGTTAATGTTGTGCCTAAAAATCCGAACACTTTCGGGAATTCATAAAGATGATATGTTTTTGCTTCAACACGCCAACCAAGCCAACCAAAAAACCAATTAAACACCGCTGCAGATGTTTGGCCAAAGGTTATCTTTATCGAGTAAAGAAGATCGTCAATCAATTCGCATTCTTTATCTACTGCCGGATTAAGAGCATAAACCCCGGTCAACAATGAGCCGATGTATAAACCCCATCCATAAAGCTGATAGCTTGTATAAGAATCGGTGAAACCAATAATAAAATTCTCTAATCCCCAAGAAAAATAAAAGCAACTGTAACAAGCAAAGAAAACCGCATACCAAATTTTATTCATTGGTATATATTCTTTCCAAAGTCCGCCGCGAATTCGCCACAAAAGCGCACTCAAAACAATTATTAAAAAAGAGTAAATATAAATCATTTCACACCTGCCAATTCCATTCCATGAGTTAAAGTTTCGTTAGAGTAAGGCTGCATTCCGTTTTCATGGCGGATTATTGCCTTAACCAAGTTTAGCATGATGGCCGGTTCGCAAACATCGATAACATCACGCGGTCTGACATCAAGCACCTGACAAACGCTCAAAATATAACTATTTGTGTTATTTTCTGATGGCGGAGCCCATCTCGAGATGATTTTTTCAGGTGTGTTGATGTTTTGTTTTTTATAGTTAATCAATATTTTACAGATTGCCCGGATGCCATATTCCGGTGCTATAAATACACAAAAAGAGCTGTCGGTTTGTTCGTCCGCGAGCCCTTGCCATTTATCCCCATGTCTGATATTCCCGGGATTATGGTTTCTTATACCCCTAGGTAGTGTCATTTCTTATTCCTTTTGCGTGCTTCATTAAGTAAAAGAGTTGTTATTTCGGTGTGCATACTGTCCAATTTTTGCTCAATATTTTTGATTTCTTCCTTGGTGGCAAGATTGGTATAGATGAATTTTGTATTTTCTTTATTTTCCTCTTGCAGTTCTTTTATTTGCTTTTTCATCTCTGACAGATGAGCCTCCAAGTCAGATTTTGCGACTTTGTTTCTTAACTCGTTAAAAAACCAAACCATTATACACCCCAAGAAATAAACAGCGTATTTCGCGATGTCTATCAAAATATCGTTATGCAAGAGAGCTCTCCTAATATTCGTTAACTATTTATAGCATAACTGTAAAAGGAGAGCTTTGTCAATTATTTCATCGCGTAGTAATATCTCTTGGCCTTGCCGACCGGCGCATCTTTATCACGCAACCATAACAGCGAAGCCTTGTAATAATTATCTGTTGATGAACCTAACAACTCATACATGTCTGAATAAAGCATGTTGATAACATAATAGAAGTCGCACTCCGTAAAATGCTCTCTGCTCATATCCAAATCATGCGAAGCCAAAACACTTTTGACTTCTTCGTATGTCCAATGTCCGCCCGTAGTGCCGTCCTCATTCTCCATTTTGGAAACTGCATATTCTGCCTGTTCCCTGTTAAAATGCGGACCATAAACAAGCAAGTCCAAGTCCATAGCTAAAAGAATTTGCTCATCATCGTCCAGGTTGTGAACGCTGTTTGCAATTCTCTCGGCCATTTTCTCAATTTTATGTTCCGGCAAGTTTTGAGAATAAGCGGCCTCAATCAGTTTTTTGATTTTCTTGTGCATCATTCTTCTCCGTTTTCGTTTTCAAAATCGCATCTTGTGTCTTCCGAATATCGCTTAAAATGCTCGTCTGCTTTATGCTTTGGAACACTACTATCAACCCGAGAATGTCCAGGATTAGATTGAACATCTCTTTCATTTGGTTTTGTCGTGATAATCTTCGCAAGATTGCTCTCCCTTACAGCATCGTCAATAATCACAGACACTTTTCTTGCACTATCAATGCATAATTTACGATATTTGTCGTTTGATAAAATCACGCCTGCAGCAAAAAAAGCAATGTCTGATAATTTCATGATTAAGCTCCGGTATATGCAGATGGTTTAACTCTGCAAACTAAAGTTGCATGCACAGGATCATCGCCAAAAATCATACAGAAGCCACGACGACAAGCTATCTCATCAGCTCGCAGATAGTTTCCGGACGAATTATACACCTGAACGTTTGTCGTTCCGTCAGACAAGAAAACCGGAGCGGTATTTGCGCCGGCCGGGATAGACTGACAGATATAAACATTTAAGCTAGTGTAGTTTGGCAATGTCGCAAACTGAATTCCAGGAATCGTTAAATAAAGATTTCCACCGGTCAAAGTAACCTCAGAAGTCTTATAAGATTTAACACAATTACAAGTCATTTTTTGTTTTCCTTTACAAAAAAGAAGTTAAAGTCAAGGCGGCCAGTTGGAGGTGGTAAATACTGACCGCCCGAAGTTTTAGACTAAACCGTTGCAGGTATTACATCCGCCAAGATTTAGACTATTTAAACCCAAGCCGTTAATAATTCCGGCATTTGGGCATACAGCACCGATTCCGGTAACATCCGGACGACGGAGCATGTTACACTGAATAGAAGCCAAAGTTGCGTTAATAGGCTCAAGTTGATCTTTAACAAACAACTTATTTCTCAATTCAGAGTTTTCGCGTGCCAATTCTGCGTTTTTGTCGCGCTCGTTTTGATAGCCGTAGTAGTCTATCTTTGTTTGAGTTGCGTTAGCAGATGCAGCAATTAACTCACGAGTTTGAGAGGCTTGCTGTTCAACGAGATATTGGGTAGTTGCTACATTAGCGATATTCTGTTTTTGAGCTTCGCAGATGGCCTTGTAATCTTCAAAGCCAAACATGTCAGCGGCATAAGCAGCACCTGCGCCGCGACCGCCAAACCCAAAACCGCCACCCCAAAAGACAGCGAATAGGATAATCAAGAATATAACAATACCCCAAGTTCCCCATTTTTCTTCCATTTTGGTTTCCTTTCGTGTTATAGGCGCATTTTTTATTTAAGCCTGGCAAGATTATCTTGCAGATCCTTTAACTCGTCATCCTGCGCCGTTACGGTTGGCGAGTTAACTTTCTGATAACCCATCGTTTCAATGTTGGCGATTATCTGTTTCGCCTGCTCAACATCAACACCGAGCGGTTTTAACAAAAAACCGGCCATCGGGTTATTCAAATATCCTTTTATTTTGGTTAAATCCTGTTTAGTAACACCGGCCTTTTGCAATGCCTCTTGTGGATTACTGGCCATGCTTACGATGTTATTTGTTACCTCAAAAGCCTGACTTAGTGCTTGCACTTTTTCCGGGGACAGGATCTTGCTCGCTATTGTCATCAGTGACTGCTTGTTTAACATTGCTATTCTCCAGTTTTGATACTTTTTCGTTTAACAATCCGATAGTGCCGGACATCTCCAACATCATCGATTGAGTTTGTTTTAAGGTTTCTTGTAACTCTTTGTTTATTTCTTCGGGAGTTTTAGGCTTGGTAAGTATGCCTTTGTCGTAGAGGATTTTTTCAAATCCTTTGGCTGTATCGATGGCCTTGTTATATTCATCTGTCGTATATCCTAACGGTTGGCCATACGAATTAAAAATCCTGCCATTTTGCACAAAACCGATAAAACTTGTCGTATTTTGAAAGTTATTGTCCAACATCGGCCTTTACCTCCGAGTTCATTAAATCGCGCACAGTTTTTTTTGAAATGTCGGCGACTAAATCCGATGCCATTTCTGCGTGGAGCTCTTTTGGTTGTTTTCTGATTTCAAGGATGCGCTCGAGGATATCATCAACCTCGCTGCCCTCATGACCGACTAAAACGGGTATAATCATATACATTGTTGATAAAATACCCAGGTTGCTAGTTTGGTTTTGCATTTTTTACCTCCAAATTATTATTTAAGAGGTTTTGCAGCACCATTATTTGTAAACGTGTAAAATAAAACATGGTAACCTCTCTTCCGATTACCATGTTCGCACAATTAAAAAATTTTATACGCAAATTTTAGGTTTATAATAAGCACCTATTTTGTGACAAGACCGTATATAACACCGGACAGTTTGTCGTCAACACCTTGTATTTTCATGTAAAGGCCAACAGCAATGGCGGTAACAAAAACCATAAAGCCAAAAACAGAGATGGCCCAGGCATAAAGAAATGTTTTTGCATCCGAATACATCAAATTGACATTTTTACTGTTTGAAATATTAGGATTTGAATTTGTGTTGTTAAAATTGCTTTTATTGTGAGCATTGTTTAACTGTTTAGTGTTTCCACTGATAATTTATTTTATTTGTAAATAGTTAATATTTGCATGTTTCATAAGCCTTTTTCCAAATAAGGCGGTGCTTGTTGCATGTGTCAAAGTCTGTTATTTCGTTATCGTCAAGGATAATCTCAGCGCAGCTGTTCTGTATAGTAGGCTGTTGACTTGCGCACGCACTCAACAGGAATACGCACAAAAAGAGAAGAACAATTTTCATCTTTTTTAACCTCGCTGTCTTTTTTGTTTATATTTTCCACCTTGTTTTTTAGCTCTGTGAAGCGCGTTTTTGTTTTTTGCGATAAGTTTATGCTGTTTTGCATAAAAGTCGCCTGTGTGGCGTTTTTTCCGGCCCTGTATCCACCGTAATATGCGGCCACACAAGCAGCAATCAACAAACAAATAAGAAGTAATACCTCTTTCATTATTTTTCAAGCTCACTTACATTGTCATTTACAGTGTCATTTACAATGTCAACTGGATAAGGATTATTCTCTTTAATCTCAGCAACCTTAGCTTCAATCTCTGCTAATAAAGCTTCTTCCTCTCCCTCTTTGAATAAACCGAAAGTCTTTTTACGATTATATTCAGACATTAGAGTGTCAACTTCTCTAGCATAAGCATTAGCACGAGCTTTTTGCACTTCTTCATAAGTCGGAGCTGGTTTTTCAGGCTCAGTTCCCTCAACATACCACTTACCATCATAGCCTTGTACATACTTGTCAGAAGTCTTTTCATAACCAAGTTCTGCCCATTCTTCAATTCTTTGATTGTTCGCACGAGTACCTGCCCAAAAACCATAAGCGGTGACTTCACCATTATGTTTACAGATAACACCAAAATCATCTGAAACAATCTCATTAGGGTCTAGCTGAGGTGTTTCTTCTGGCATTTCAGGGGCTTGTTCTTCAACCTCATAAACAGTTTCTTCAAAACTATCTTCTTGTGTCATTTTCTTAATCTCCTATGATAATGGGAATAAAGTTGCGGTTGCATTCGTAAATTTAATTAAATCACCTTTTTGAACTACAAAAGTTAAACTAGAACGTCCACCATCTAATGTGTTCCACTCACATACTTTCACTGAATTTACTGTAAATGAGCCATTGAGAAAACCGCTTTGGGATTTTTCAAAAAGAACAATTAAACCATCTGATGGAGCAGTTATTCCAGAGCTAATAGCAACACCTGAAGCGTAATTTGGAAATGCTTTTTTTCTAACCCAAGCTGTTGTTGGAATATGATTATTGTTAGCTCCGGCATCAGGAGCATAATCTAAAAAAGCATAACCCTTACCATCAGGATTACATCTAACCGTCAAACCACTCCTATAAGCATTGCTTGTACCGTCATTTTTAGGATAGCAAGCTGTAATATTTGTTGTTGAGTGTCCATTCTGAACAAAGCTGTTAATAAATCCAGTTTGTAGATTATCGCCTGTCCAGAAGTTAATATAACATTGTCCTGTTTTGTTTTTGGCAAAGCTTGTGGCAGGATTTCTGACTTTCATAGAACCGTTGTTAATGTAAGGATATGAAAAATCCATATAATCAGTTGTGAATTTTAACGTTGTCTTATTATCTGATGCTGTTTTGAGGTTTTCAATACCTGTTTGCTTAGTCACTCCATCAACTGAATATCTTAACAGCCATCTGTTAAAATCATTACCATTTGCGGCATTTGCGTGGTCTAAAATTCCTGCAGCATTACCTCTTTTGTCCTCAAATGTTATACTGTTATAACATTCTGTTGATGGTACTTCACCAAAAGTTAAGTTAGGATTTTTTATTGCAAGAGCCACACCGTTTTTATGAGATTCAATATTACTTGTAAAATTCTTCTGTCCGCTAATTGTTTGAGTGTCACCAATCTTAACCGCTTCTAGGTCATTTTTATAAAGCTGTTCTTCAATTTTATTCATATTACTTGCATTAACGGGGGTTCCTTGCTCTCTTATTTCTCCCGGGGCATCAAAAAAAGTGATTGAGCCGTCTTCGTTCTGCCTTGCAGTATAAGTGCGAGGATTTTCAACGTCGCGGTCTTTCCAAACTGTAGGTGTATAAGCCATATTATAACTCCTAAATTAAGGTTGAAACTGAGGTCATAACATAATCTGTGTAAACACTGATTTCGTAAAGGTAAGTAACCTCTTGAATGTTGTATTGTAGGTTTATTTGGTCTTTAACAAGCAAAACATCGTTGCTGTCATAAACCTCGATGCCGATTAGAACATCATCCAAAGAAAGACCGGCAACTTTGATGTAAATCTGTATTTTATTACCGTCAAGAACATCTATTTTCTCTACGGTCGTGTCTCTTGAAACATCGTTTACAATCATTTTAACATGGTCAATCTGACTTCTGATAAAATCCGTTGTTCTTTCGATTAATTCAGTTGAAAAAATACTCACACTCATAGCGGTTCTTCTCCTGTTCTAAATGTTCCGCAACGCAAAACTCTGTTACTAATGATATAAGCCATTCCTCTGATTGTCAACTTTAGACTACCGGTAAGCAAGCTCAAGAAATAATGCAAGTGCGCCGGCTTGGCAATTTCCAAAGCCTCTCGCAACATTCCGATTTGTTTATCGTCTTCTAACAAAATATTAAATTCATAGTTTGGATAATCCCAATAAACTCTGAATTTGTTTGACTTGTAGTTTCTTTGGATTAGCGCGTTTAATCTTTCTTCTGTAAAAGTGGCCCGGATGTTTTTCTTGTTGAAAACAGCCATAACTCTGTCCTCTAACGGTTTTGAAATATCCGGAACGATGCCCAAATCTCGCTCGAACCTCTCAATAACGGAAGTTGTTGAAACATGGACATCGGACTTCATTTCTTCAAGTCTTTTGTTTATCTGGTCAATTTCCGGTTGTATTGCATCAATCAAATCTTTTATTTGCCTAATGCTATAACAAAAGTGAGGTATATCGTTCTTAAGCATTGATTGTTACCGTTCCTTTCCGAGCGATTTGTTTTTCGGTCAAGCTGATTGATTTATTGCTTCCGTTAATGGTGTAGCTCAAAACATCATTAACCCCTATGCAATCAAACAGCAAATCGGACATTCTCAAATAAGAGACGGTGTCCGTTGTCGTATCAAGATAAGCATCGAGCTTTTCTTCAAACTGCGTTTTTACAGCCTGTGCAGAACTTTCCGAGCTTATGTTTAATGTGGCCACAATATTGATGTCAATATATTCAACGCTCATAACGGTCGGTGTTGAGCCAATCGGCTTTTTAGCTAAAATATTGTCCGTTACTTTTTGCAAAAGCTCGTCAGATGGATTTTGTTTTGTCGGTGTGGATATGTGAATACCAACAGTGCCGTTGCCAAATTCCAAAGGAACGACTAAAGCCTTGTCAACACCGGGTATTTCTTCGGCCCACTCTTTATAATGCGCTGCATTGCCTGAGCTTCCCTCACTTCTGATTTTTGCCAAAATTCGCGGTCTATATGAATCGTCGTCTTCACGATCAACGCCGTCATAACCGGCTTCTTTTGAAACAGCGGAGTTTAATCCGTAAACCGGACTAACAAAAACAAACTCTACACCTTGCGGAATATTACCAACAATGCCGCCGGTTTTACACTCAAACAACACGTCAACACTTCCGCTTTCCGGTATAATTGCGTTTTGAATACTCTTGAAAATCAAGTCCGCATATTCAATCTGAACATTTGTTTCAACCGCAATTTCCGGTGTTCCGGTAATCGTAACGAGAACCTTTGCCGGCTGTTCTAATTTGCGATAAACATCGTTGTCTTCGCCCACTCTGTCTAAATCATCGCCGTATGCGGTCAAGGCAAAAGCGCGGTCTAACAAAGTGTTAACTTTCAATTCAATGGTGTTGTCCAACTCATAAGCAACAGAGCCAAGTATATCTTGGCCAAATGTTCCCTCTGTTTGGTTTTCCGGCAAAGTCAACCGGCTGTTCATACTTTTTAAGATATCTTCCTGGCTCATTTATGCAATCTCCAATTCGTTAGTGGTTTTTCCATATATGGTTATCGCATCAAAATTAATGCTTGTGCGACTTCCGCTTTGCTCAAAAACAAAATTGTTACATTCTTTGATGTAAGGATTAACAAGCAAAGCCTCTGATATTATGCGTTTTAGCTCACTTCTTTTGACTTCGTTTTCGGTGTAACGAGCCAACAAAGTATTGATTTCGTTGCCATAGTTTTGGCTATATGCGTTATAAGCAAAACGCTCTGTGTGTGGGTTGAGAGCTTTCCAAATCCAAACCTTGAGAGCTTCGTTTTTCTCAACCAAATAAGGACGGCCGTTTTTCAACAGTAGTTCTCTTTTTTCAAAATCAAAAGCATATTCTTTGAAAACAGGCAAGTCCTCGCTAACTTCGGGAATTACCTGTTCCGTCAAATCATCAGGTATAAAAGGGAAATCTGTCATTGTTGCTCTACCTCAAATTTTGCTTGTTGAACTTTTTGTAAAACGATAAATTTATTTTTACCGATTTTTTGCACCGCAACAATATCGCCGACATGCAATATATAACGATTGTGCCATGCTTTGAAATAATTGTAAAACTCTTTTATGAAGTCCGGTATCGTTCCGCTGATTGTGGCTTGATAATCGGCGTGCGGAGTGTTTAACGAAATCCAAGGTTGTGGATTAAATCCTTTTAGGTTCTGAATACCGGCCATTGCATCGTCAACCGGAAGATTTATGTTTTCGTCAAGCATTAAGCCATTTACAAAAATAATGTCTTTATCAACACTAAAAGGAACGCCATTATAAACAATCGTAAACGGTTTTAAGTTCGTGACCGTAGCCAAACGAACGTGCGCCTCTTTATTTTCGCTGTTTATGCGTTTAATCATTTCGGCCAAAGCCGATGCCCATTGATCACCTTGCTTCATATTGTAACCCCAAATTCATCGTGTGTTTGCCATCTTCCCAGGTGTGGCTGTCGGTTATAATAAAGAAATTACCAACAAAACCGCTCCGAGGTTCTGTAACTGCAACCGTATTTCCGGTGATGCATTTTGTATTGCCTATGCAATTGCGCAATTCTGCGGTGTAATCAATACCATGCAGTTCTTTTTCGTTAAGGTCGTCTTCTTCGGTGTCTTTTTCTCTTTCCACCTCTTGAAATAATCCATACTTGGCAATATCAAGTGCGTTTTGTCTTGTTTCAACAACTTCGCCGTCAACATCACTAACAACAATGCGGTTAACCATTTTTTCTATGCTTTCGCCAAATGCACTCTCGCCAATGTTCGTGAAGTTGCTTAAGCTGTGAACCGGAGCACTACCCGGTCTATCCAAAACGACATTTACACCATTTTTAACGCGGATATTAAAGACTTCATCCGTTCCGATGGCTTTTTTGATAGCTTTGGCCATAACATCGTAATAAGTGTAATCGCCGGTCGTGATTATTTCCTGCAATACCGCTCCGGCCGATATCGTGCTAATCAAGTTAAACTGCGAGCAAATGCGAGAACATATCATTCCGGCAGTTCCCTCAAATCTTCCGACAGCCTTGCTGCGCAACAAATTATTCAAAAGGTCGTAACAAACGACAGAAAATGTCCTGGCTGTTGAATTATAGTCGCAGTTATAAACCTGGCCAACAAACAAAATAGAACCGTCATCGTCAAAAAGAGTTACTTTGTCACCGGCATGACATGATTTTTCAACCGCCAAATAATCAAAGGTTAACGTCCTGGCGGCTTGTTTGTAATCTCCGGACCAGTTTATATTTGTTTTTGTGACAATTTCGGTCAGATTGCAGAGTATTTTTACCATTTCAGGTTGATCTCCTTACCAACGATTGAAGCTGTGCCATCTAAAATGCTGTTATTTTTGGCCAAGGAACGCCAATTACTGCCCGAACCGGTAAATCTCTTTGAAATTGAGTAAAGGTCGTCTGCAGCGCGCGCGTAGGTGCTGTTTGGTATGGCTCTTAATACAGTTCTTTGCAAAAGTCCGTTTGACAATATGCCTTTGCCGATATTCGAGAATAATTCCTGTTCCGGATCGCGATATTCAATAAACTCAAGTGTGTAATGCACTGTTTCGTTGTTTTCTGCGATTGTAGGCTCAAAGCGGACAATCTGCATCAACTCGTTGTAATAATCCGAAACAATAACGCGGATTTTGTCTTTGTTAGTCGTCCATCTGTTGAGCTTATCAATTGTATCTTTTTGTGAAAACGCAATAGAGAAAATGTCGCTCAATATGTTTGAAAAGAAAGTCGGCAGTAAATTCAAAAAGCTGTTATCCGATGGAAACAGGTTTGAAAAGAGAGCGCGCTTGCAGTTTCTTCCGCCAAGTCTGACAATTTCGCCATAATCAATGATGTTATAGCTTTGAGTGTTAATATCTGTCGGCAAAGAAACATTTGCAGGGTTTATCGGCAAGCTCAAACTTTCGCCGGAGCTTTGATTGTAAAATTGTATTTGAAGTCTTTTTGCCATTTTACCACCTATCTAATTGGAGTATAATTGCCCATATTATTTGAGGCAAGAGTGAGTTTTTTAACAATTGTCTGACCGATTCTGTCAATGTCGGCTTCCTCGCGGACCGTTCCGGAAACATTGAAAGTATTTGTCATTGAATTATTTGTCGTTTGCGGTATCGGTGTTTGTTGAGCTGATGTAATGTTTCTGACAACATTAACAGGAGTTTGTTGTTGATTTGTAATGTTTCTGACAACATTAACAGGAGTTTGTTGTTGATTTGTAATGTTTCTGACCTGTTTATCTTGTTGTTGTGGAAGTTCCTCGGTGTTTCCGGTCATTGCGTTCCAAAACGCGCCAATTTTACCGGTAATGCCGCGTGCGTTTGATATTCTATCCCAGTATGCAACAATTCGGCCAAATGCCTCGCCTATCATTTTGGCCCATTTATAAAGCATTGCAAATCCGGTCACAATTCCCATTATCGTAAATACCAAAGGATGTGCGGAAATCGCCGTCATGGCGGTAACAACAGAACCTAAAGCAATGAGCAACGGTGGAATTGCCGCTGCAAACAAGCCAATAACAACGATAATTCTTTGAGTTCCTTTGTCTAACTGTTGGAATTTCACAAGCCAAGAGTTAATAGTTTGTAAAGCCTTTGTTACATAAGGGATTAAAATTTGCCCTAACTGGTCGCCAATCTGCTTAAGGTTTTCTGTAAACATCCTCATTTGGTTGGCTGTGTTCATGTTAGTGCGTGCAAAATCGCCCTGGGCATTAGTTGTTCTTGCCAAAACATAACGATAACGGAGCATGATTTTTTCTTGCTCTTTCATGCGACTTATGCTTTTTCTAATGCCCTGGGAGCGTGCAAACTCCTGCAAGTTAACCTCGGTCATTACAACACCGAGATTTTTAAGGCTTTCAGTCTCACCAGTGAATATTGATTTTAATGCCGTTTTTGCGACATCGTTACTTATGTTCTTAAATGATGCAAGGTCTGCACCTAATTGGGTTAACTCCATTGCCATTTTGGCCGCCTCTTTTCTGTTCATTCCCATACCGGTGGCCATATCGCCAAACAAAGCCGCGCTATCAAGAGCAGATTGAGAAGCTAAACCCATTTGTGTAATTGAAGTTCGCGACCATCTTTTGACCGCCTCTGCTTCCTCGCCAAATGTAACCTCTGTTTTACCTAATGTTTCGGTCATGTCGGAAGCAAATTTAACCGCCGCAGTTCCTGCAGCAACAAGGGGAGCTGTAATGCGCAAAGACAAAGACTTTCCTATGTCTTTCATCTTGTTACCAAGATTAGTCATGCGTTTTTGCAGACTTTCTGTTGCGCTATTAACTTTTTGGGTTCTTTTCAAAATATCTTCAAGCGATGCCGAAACACCGTCTTGAAGTATAATTATATCCTTAAAAGTTGCCATTATTTTTCGCTCCCCTTTTTAGCATCCGCCCAAAAGTCCGCACTCGCCAAATAAAATGCTTTCTCGCTTGGGCTTAGGTTTAATATCTCGTCAGGCTTGAAACCTTTCTCGAGATAATAGGACACCAAAAAAAGCTCGGTGTCCTTTTTTATCAGTTTTTTAAGTCGTCTACCTCTTCTGCAACTTCCTGAGCTTCGCCGATTTTGTTTTCTTGAACAATAGCGGCCCAAAGGACAATCAGATCATCCGAGCTAAACAAAGTATCTAAAATTTGATAATAATTCGAGATCAGCTTTTGCTCTTTGGCTTTTGTGGCCAACGGTGCAAGTCCGCAACACTCATAAATGGTTTGTTTGACCACCTGATTGTTGAAAACGTCCGCCATGCACTTCATTTCAAATTTTAAGCCAAAATTCAAACGTCTCTTTTCCGCACGAGTTAATGTGCGAAATGTAAAGTTCTCTTTCAAGTCCGGCAAATAGACACTCCTTTCTTGAGTTTCTTCCTCTTTTTTATTTGCCTCGATTACTTTAAGATACTTTTCAAGTCTGCTCTGATCCATTGCCTATTCCTCCGGAAAGATTTCGTCGTTAACAACTAAGTCAGACGGTGTAAAGCGGAAAGAAATCTCTTTGCTTATCAACGCGCCTTTTTCCATTCCTAAGAAAGGAACGCTGTCAAGACTAATGTTGTTGATGGTATAACCCTCTTGCTGACCATTTAAAGCAGATGGATCTTTTAAGTTTGTTTCGATAACGAAACGAGGATCTTTTCCGCCTTGGTATGCCTTGGCCAATTTAGAGGTTAAATTGTCGGTTTGGTTAAATGTTAATGTTCCCTCGCCGGTTTGAGAAACCAATTTGCGATCGACATCTGAACCAACCGGAACGTCTTCGTAGTTGTTTGTGATTGATGCGGTTATGTTGGTAACGTTGCCAACTTCAATACCGTCAAACCAAACACGTCCCCATGTGCCACAAAGAACTTGAGTTGCAGGTTTATCCATGTTTATTCTCCCTCAAACAAGTTAATTAACAAGTCAAGGTCTTCCATGACATCAGTTGGTGCAACTGTGCCGTCAAGACCAACATAAGCACCGGTATTGTATTGCAAAACTTCTTCATAAGACATTTCTGCGGTGCTGATGCCCATGCCCTCGAGATACAATTTGTTCTTTTCATAAGAAACTTTGACCTCGTTTGTCATATTCTCATCAAGCAATAACGGTGTTAATTTTTTAAGATATGTGTTGATTGCGCCGCAAAAACGAACTTTGTTTGCGTAATCGTTAACATATTTTCCAACATAGCTGTTGCGGTATGTGGTAACAATATCTTCTTTGATAAGGTCCAAAGTTGAAACAATGCGGATTTTTTGAAAATCTGCAGAAACATTTGTGCCAAGTGTTACCAAAGAGTTAATAGCGCGACCGAGCTTGTATTTGTTGTCTTCAAACAAAACAACCAACTTACCGGCGGCAGCGGATGCATCGGCATCGGCCACAAGGTCCATATCAACAATTTCGGCCAACTCAAAATAAGTGGCTGATTGAGTGTCGCTTAAACCTGCCAAAATACCGGCAATGCGGCATGTGTATTCTGCACCGGTAATTTCGGTGGCCACACCATTATAAGAAATCTTTGCATTGTCAAATTCTGCAAAGTTAATAATAGCTTGGCTGTCCGGGTTTGATGCGTTATACAAAACAGCTTTACCAAAGCCTTTGAGCTTAGAGCGAACTTCTTCGAGATAACTTTTCAAAGCGGTATGATCGGCTTCTTGTGCGGCCGGCATAGCAACGTAGTTAAATCTGTTCTTCTTAAGCAAAGCAACGGTGTCGTTAATTTGCGCTTGCTTTTTAATCAAAATGACCTTGCGAGGTTTACCGCGGAAAGTCAAATCCAAAAGCAAATGAGTTTTTGCCGAAACTTTAGTGCTATCTACTTCGCTAAAATTGTTAAACACACTAACGTTATCGGTCAATGTGTCGTCTTCGAGAACGAGAGCAACAATTCCTTGAGCGGAGCGGTTGATAGCAGTTACAGCCTTTCTTATGAATTCAATAATAAAAGTAGGTTGATTTTGTGCCATTTTATTTCTCCGATTTAGTTAAATCAAGGGCAAGAGTTTCCATCTTGTCAAGATTATCATTATCTATTTTTACTTCGGTGTCAATTTGATAATTCAAGTCAAACACCAGTTGACCGAAGCCATCAACGATATTGCTTTCAAAACTATCGGTTTTGATAAAACACTTATGTTCGCGCCTTGTGTATTGAAAACCGGGAAGCAATTTGTTTTCCATTTTTTCCATGAATTCATACAACTTGTCGTCTTCCGTTATGGATGCATAAGCAAACTCAACAACGCACGTCGCATTAATATCTTTATATCGAGCGGCTTCCATTATATCGGCTCTAAAATTTGAAAAATAGATGTTGATAAATGGATATTCAACACTATTAACCCGGCCAAAGTAATAATGTATTTCTTGGCCATCAAAAAGCAAAGGCGAGAGAGCCTCTTGCAGCGCATTTGCTAATTCTTCTTGTTGGTTCATTTCTCTAAAATACCTCCTATAATATCGCTAACAACGGGTTTAATTTTCTTCAAAGTTGTTTTAACACTGTCATGGCCAACGAGGTAAGCCTGCGTTTTTCTTCCGGTATCAACACCGGATGAAGTCACAATGCGGTGGCCATATTCAAGGTGGCTTGCGTATTCGGCCTCGTTAATGCACTCAACAACGGTGTCCTTGCCGGCTTTTTTTGTTTCTGCGCGCCAAGAGCGGCGATAGTTACCGGTTTTAACAAGTTTCTTCCGGTTGGTTCTTTTAACCGCCTCTTGCATAAAGATTTTGCCGGCTTCGTCTCCGATGTCCTCAAATGCCTCGGCGACCTGCTCGGCTCTTTCCTCATATTTTCTGCGCATATTTTCAAACATTAAGCAACCTCAATCGCAACCGGTGTAAAATAACACTTTGTTTGGCAAGTTTTCGCATAAACGCGGCTTCTTCCGGCATAGACCTTGAAGTTTTGACCGCCGGCAGTAGTCACTTCAATAACATCGTTTAACTCGATTTTGTATTCCGGGGAGCAAAACAACTTAAAATCATAGTCCACACTTTTAACCTTTCGGTTTTCATGTGCGCCAGTAAGGCTGTTTTCGCTCAAATGACAAGGGATGTTCTCATAGACGTTATATTGACCGTTTTTTTCAAAATGGCTTCCCTTGACCGTCATTTGCCGCTTAACGGTGGCCTTATCAATCCAGGATATTCTCGTCATCTTCTCCAATGCTCCTTATTTTGCGAAAGTTTTCAAGCAAGTTGGCTTCGTTGAAAGCATTGTCGGCGGCAGAGTAAGACCAAGTCCAAGAGACATCGCCCTCTTTATACGAGGTTAACTTTTTGTCGCTCATACCGGCATTTGTTGAAAAACCGTCATCGGCCAAAATTGCGTTGGCGGCGATTTTAGCTGTTATGCGTTCCAATGCGACCGGCATGTCGTCACGATTGCAGTATGCCAAAACCTCATCAATGATAATGTCAATGATCAGATTTGTTTTGTCATTTAATTCTTGGCCGGTAATGGTTGCGACATATCCGGCGATATTTTTTCTTTGTTCGGTAGTAATTTCATTTGTCATGATTTTCTCCTTTCAAAAATAGAATAACAAAATAAAAAAAATAAACAACAAAAAAGACCCCGTTAAAAACGAGGCCCTTTTGTTTACCAAGGAGGTGACTATGATAAAGAACTATTGTAAATATATTTTATACACAAAAAATAATTTTTTGCAATAGAAAAGTTGGCCGCTTTCGCTAAACCAACTTCCCTTGCAGACAATAGACATTAAAAGTTTAAGTAATCAAACAGAAAATGTCAATTATAATTTATCGGCATTATCTTGAGCTTTTGATCCGTTTTCTTTTTCGGCCTTTTTTTCAGGCTTTTTTTCTTCGGTCAATTTCTCTTCTTTGACTTTTACCGCTTTGTAACCCATGTTTTTATATTCCGGAACATTTTTTTCAGGAATAAAACGAGTAATACCGTCTTTATACATCCACATGGCTACACCTCACTACGCAGAAGGTTTTGTGTGAACGTAAATACCTTGAGCCTTGTTAGCCAAGACAAAAGTATCGTGGTAAAGACGGAAGTCAAATTGATATGCGTCTTTGTTTTGGTTTTCATCAGGAGTGATGAGCTTTGCAACGGCTAATTTAGAAACGTTGTAAGCTGCACCTCTATCCATCAAGATGAAGTTGATGTCAAGACCTGAACCATCGGTTTTTGCATAACCACCGGCAGTAGATGTAGAGCCAGGGTTTAATGTAATACCTTTAATCAAACGAGTTTGCGGAACGCGAACAATTTGAATACCGTTATATGTTTCAATGCGGTTTTCAATAGATCTTTCACCGTTTGAAGTGCTACGAGTGATATTGTCAGACAACAACTGAGCAACAGTTGGAGTAACAAACAATGCCAAGCGAGCAGAATCGATTTCTTTTTCTTCCAAGTTAACAATAGCTGTATCAATAGCCTTTTTAACAGAAGAACCGTCTAAAGCACCGCTAACATTTACAACACCATCAGCAGATGCGATTTTGCTAAAACGATATGCATCGATTTCAGGCACAACATGACGGCGCAAATATTCGCCAACGGCACGAGCGGCGATAAGATTAAAGCTTTCTTCGTTGTCCATACGGTCAACAGAGAAACGACGACCGCGGTCGTTGGTAAATGTGTGAGTTTCCCAATCGAGAGTTATATCGCCCTCAGGAAATCCTGTTTGTTTGTTGTAGTCGCCCAAGCCTACCATGTCCAATTTAGCGATTTTAACAACGTTAGCATCGCTAGTCTGTTGAACAAACTCAGCAGGAGCTTCTAATATTGTAGATTTTGCCTCGGCTTTGTAAACCTCATCAATAAGCGGCAACATTTTCTCTACAAGACTAATTTTGTTTGCCATAGTTTTTTTCCCTATTTAATAGGCAGGCCCATTGCTCTACGCATTGCGGCATCTGCCGTTGAGTTATTACCATTATCGTTACCTTTTGGAGTATGCGAGTTAATGCGTTTGTTAACTTCCTCCAAAACAGCATCTTCAAAGGTTTTTTTGAAGTTTGCGATTTCCTCTTTGGCTTTGTCGGCCTCGAGATTATAAAAAAGTTTAGCCGATATTTTAGGATTTAAGCCGCTTTCGGCAAAAATGGCATTGATTTGGTCTTGGTGTTCGCGCAATTTCTTTTCTTCGCGCAAAGCTTCAAGTTCTTTCAAAGCCTTTTCGTTTTCGTATTTGGCTTTTTCTTCCTCTTTCATCTTGGCCGTTTTCTTCTGTTCTTCCAAATCGTTGGAATACTTAGTTTTTAAGGCTTCGATTTCATCGGCGTGCTTTTTACTGGCATCGCCTAAGCGTTTGTTGATGATTTCATCAATTTTAGCTTGCTGTTCTGCAGTAAATGTTACTTCGCCTTTGTTAGGATCTGCAGCACCCTGTTCATTGGCATTTGCATTTTCAGACATTTTTAACTCCTTTTGTTTCCGTTTACGCCCGTCGGCTGATTAAATCATTAACCAAATTTAATCTTTTGTCAAACCGTATTTTTCATAAAGATATTTTGTGTTTGCTACCGGATAGGTCGTAGAGCGGCAATTTGGATGCATCGGAGGAACGTTTACACCCACTTTCGCATCTTCAACGCGGTATGTTTTATTGTTATGTTCCCGGCATATTTTAGATGTCGAACTGTCTATTGTCGCTGCAAACTTGAAATATTTTGTGTTTGTTTCTTTGTAAATTCTAAAAATCGCCTGTTCGTGAACATGCGTTGTTTCCGTCCGGACAAGGCGCATTGCGTTATATGTATTTGTTTGAAAACGATCGCGGATATCCCGGGCCATTACATCGAGCGGAAGACCTTTTGCAATTCCGCTTGTCAAAGTTTTATCGAGGACTTTGCCGAGCTTGTTTCGGTCTTTCCAAATGCGTGCAGACCAGTTTGTTTTACCAACCCAGGTTTGGTCGGCCAAGGTTTTAATCGTGGCCTTTGAAATACTTGACAAATCAATAGCATACCGCTTTGTAAATGTTTCGGATGCGAATTTATATGCCGAAGTTCCAACCTCGCTCAAAGTGGTGGCGATTTCTTTTTCACTCGATGATGTAAGCTCGGAAAGCCTAATCTGCAGGCTGATTTGCAAACCCTCAAGACGATTGAGTTTATAAAGTTTTGCTTTCTCTGTGTATAACTGTTGAAGAATTTTATCGCGCTGTTCATAACTTGCCGCTTTTTTTAACTGGCGCATAAGTTCTTGTTTTTCTTTTACGGTCAAAAACTCATCAGCATAGGCAAGGTTAAACTCGTCAATTTCTTCGCTTATTTCTTTGAGTGCTTTTTTGAGCAATAGATTAAGACGGACCATTGAGTTGCTTTCAATTAAGTCCGTCATTTCTCTATTTTCGATTGCTCTTCTTTCCCAGTAGTTCATTATTTAGGCTCGTCTGTATCGCCAAGGCCGTCGTAGTTTTCCATAAACTGTTTAGCCTTTTCGCTTTCTTCTTCTTGCTTTTGTTTCATTTCGTCATCAACGTTTTTAATAAATGGCAATTGAGAAAGCAAAGTCTTATCAGAAACAATGCCGCTCAATTTTGAAACCATATCGTATAAATCGTTTTCAGACTTCGGCAGGTTCTTATAAAAGACGATATTAATGGCCTGCATTAAGTCGTAGTCTGTGCCGTTGCTTAAATTCATCATGCCAAGAATTAAATTGATGCGTTTTATCAGGGCCTTTTGGAAATTGCGGACCTTTTGAACGCGTGCTTGCTCAAGTCCCCAAAGTTTGAACTCCATAGCAACACCTGATTGATTTCCGCCAAAATCATCGCTTGATAAATCCGGAGTTTGTGAGATTTGATAAATCAACTTCAAGATTGTGTCAATGTGATATTTTATGCCGTCAACGTTAAGGTTTTTAATAACGTATTCCATTTTTGAGCCAACCGGCAACTTCGCAACCTTTGATTGATTTATGGCATTAATTGTTGCTTCGTCTGTTCCTGATGCGCCATACATGGCTAAAATCGCGTTGGCGATACTTTGCAAATCGTCAGTATTGTTTGATGTGGCCAGGCTTATTGCATCAAGCAAATCGGTTATTGGTTCGTAGTCGCCTTTTTGGTCAGTTCCGTTTGAGAACTCAATTACCGGTATGTCCTTAAATAAATGATTAACGGTTTCTGTTATTTTTGCAGATGAGCCGTCCCATTTGAATTGTTTGATTTCGTCTTTTGAGTAAACATAACCCCACCACTCGGTTGTTTTTGTCAGTTGGCTCACTTGTTTTTCATACATGTAAATTGCGCAGACCGGGGTTTGGAGAGGTGTATTATCAACAACCATAAATGTTGTTTCGCTGTCAAGTTTAGCAAACTTTAATCTTTCGGACATCTTCTTTTTGCTGTCGTCGGTCACCATAACGATTTCATAAGCCGCACCGTAGCAACTTGCATCAGAAGCAAGTTTAAAGTTTTCTTCATCTTCGTAGTTATTCGTGAAAATTGGCTCAAGGACATCTTTGAGCTTTTTACCTTTTTCATCGTCCGCATAATCGTATGCGATAGCTTGGCCGGCAAAATAACCGGTGTGAACATCTGTTATATATTTGGCCAAATTGACGTTAATTGAGTAATTAGGACGGTTTTTAACCGTTTTTTTCTTAATTATGGCATTTTTGCCATCATAATACTTGCCTAAATTAATCAATCTTTGTTGGTGGTTGTTGAAAAAATCAGAAACCCAAGAAGATAAATTCTTCTCGGTAATATCGGTGTAATCTGTTACAATTTTCGTCATGCTTCAATACCCTCAATTGCTATTGCTTTGTCAAAATCGGACAATTCCGAATGAATGGCGTAGCGCACACCGTCCATTGTATCATCATTTTTTTTGACCGGTTCATCTTTGCCGTCCGCCCATACATAAGAATAAATTTCTTTTTCAAAATTTGCAATACCTTTGCTATAAACAAAAAATTTCCCGGTTTTAATCAACGTGGCCACGTCGGTTATTCCCTCGAGCACTGATTTGTTGGCATTGCAGGCATTAAGGCCGGCATTTATAAACTTCTCAACATACTCCGGTCTTGCGCTATCACAATAAAAAACAACATCGCCAAAAAGCTCTTTGATTTTGAGTGCTTTTGGTAACCAAAAACTGTCAACATCCTGATGTTGTCTTGCGATTTCCTTAATCAAAACAAACTCGCCTTTGTCGGTAATGCCAAAGATGACAATAACTCCGTTGTGTTCGTAACCCCAGTCCACACCGACGACATATTTTACAAAATTAAATCCGTCAAGGCTGTTGATAACATGCTTGTTGTGGTCAAAATCGGCATAAACAACACCCTCGGGAGTAACCCACCGTCCTTTGATGTTTCTATCGTAAAAAACCCCGGACGGAGTTGTTGTTTTGATGTTTTCAATGTATCGCTGTGTCAAAAAGGTGTTGTCTTCAAGTTGAAAGCTAAACTCCGCGATTGTTTTATTATCGGCCTTATCAACATAATCAACCTTAAGCCAATGGAGTGGATCGCCCGGGTTCGTATCAACGAGGACTTTTGCTTCACCGGCAGAGCAACGAGATACGATTTCGTCAAAAACCTCTCTGTTGGCCATCGTTCCCTCGTTAACGAAAGCTCCCCAGGCAGTCATACCACGAATAACACCCAAACAACCAATATCGTCGTGGCCAAAACAACAAACTTTAACTCCAAAGAGAAAAAACGCGTTCTCAATGTTGAGTTTTATTGTCAGGCCATACCGGTTTTCAAGCTCGTTGATGATATTTCTTCGAACAGAACCCAAAGAAGCTCCGGCCAAGATATACTGCGGACAGATGACATTTTGTTCATCAGCGATTTTGCGAATGCGCCTTAACTCCGAGATAAACAGGTCAATATCAAGGACGGTTTTTCCGGCTCTCTTTGCGCCATGCAAGATTAAGATTGAAAAATCGTTATTGTAATAATACCGCAGGACCGATTGTTGTTTCTTTGTGTATAACTTATCGAGATTTGTCATCTTTGAAAGCTCCCTCTAACTTTTCAAAATACTCGTCAAGTTTATCCTCGGCCCTACTGTCGCTCTTTGGTTCTTCGCCAATGGTCTGTTGAATTATCTTGAATGCTTTTGTATTTCCATCGATGGCTGATTTTACCATACCAAAGACCATCGCCGCCTTATATGTCAAATCATCCGGATCGACATCCGGAAGATTATCCTTTAAGAATTTTTTTAACGACTTTCTTGGCCTTTGAGCAAGCACAAGATGAGCAAACTCGCGTAACGTCTTTTGTTTTTTCTTCGCAATGACGCTCGCTTTGCCTCCTTTGCGACTAAATTCCCGGAGCTCCTCCGGTGTCATGTCGCTTGTTTTTCTTAATCCCGAACCTCGTGCCATTTTATCACTAAAAAGATGTTGTAGTTAATTAAACTATAACATCAATTAGAAATTTATCAAGATTAGAGTTTTTTTGCCTTTTGTCCTGTCAGATTTTCCCACCTTTGCAATATGACATCGCAATAGTGAGTGTCTAATTCAATCATGCGGCATTTTCGGCCAAGTTGCTCGCAAGCGATAAGTGTCGTTCCCGAACCGCCGAACCCATCGATAACAATATCGCCAGGCTTTGAGCTATTTTGAACAGCTTTTGCGACTAACTCAACCGGCTTCATTGTAGGATGTAAGTCGTTTTTGAGAGGTTTGTTATACTCCCAAACATCGGACTGGTCACGATCGCCGCACCAGTAGTGTTTACCTTTTGCTTTCCATCCGTAGAGTATTGGCTCAAATTGTCTTTGATAGTCAGACCGGCCAAGAGTGAATGTGTTTTTTGCCCAAATAATGAAAGTCGACCATTTACCGCCGGCATCGATGAACGCGTTGTAAAGAGTGTGAAGCTCCGAAGAACTCATGCATACATAAGCTGCACCCTCTGAATGCTCAAGCAGATTTGTTAAACTATCGGTTAAGAATTGCTTAAAACCATCGCCAAGGTTGTCGTTCATAATGGTGCGGTCTTTATTTCGTATTTTGTCTTTGAGATTGCATCCATAATTGACATTATACGGTGGATCGGTGAAAATCATGTTGGCAATTTCGCCATTCATAAGAGTTTGCACGTTTTCTTTGAGTGTTGTATCGCCGCAAAGCAAACGATGTTCGCCGAGTTGCCAAATTTCGCCCGGATTACACCTTGTTTTGACTTCTTCCGGGACTTCGTCTTCGATAATTTCTACTTCTTCGTCTTCCGTATCGTCAAAATCCCACTCTAAACCCCAACTTTTTAACTCCTTGGTGTCCCATTCCTCTTTGAGTATATCAAAATCCCACTCACCGTCAGAAATGTTGTCAGTGATGATAATTTCGTCTTTTTCTTTTTTAGTTAGTGGCCGGTTAGGTATCATAACCGGTATTTCAAGCTCGCCTGCGCCCATTTGTAAAAGAGCCTTAACGCGCTGATTACCTCCGAGGAGGTTCATTTCCTCGTCAACCTTTACCGGATTGTGAAAGCCTAAACGCTCAATTTTACTTTTGAGCTGTTCGAGTTTTGCTTTTGATATCTTGCGTGGGTTTTTTGCGTTAGGGATTAAATCTTTAACTTTGATATTTTTAACTTGCCAAATTTCCATGGTAATAACCTCCGATTGAGGAAATGTTAGCAAAGTAAAAAATTTTTATACGCGAGTTATACGCATAAATTAGGCAGATTATTTTTCATAAAAGGAAGCTCGGCCGCGCATGGCCAAAAGGTCGGCGATTCTGTTTCCAATGCTGTGCGTTTGGAATTTGTGCTCGTGGGCCTTGATTTTTTCAACATTTACATTGCGCCTACGGATTTGAGCCGCCCAATACTCGCACTGCATGTGGTTAAAATACTGCTCTCTTGTGCGTGGCTTGTCTTTTATTTCGCGCTTGATGTATGAAATGGCAGTTTGACTGTCGGTGTAGATTGTGCCTTTACCCTCGGCCATAATACTGGCCAAGTGGATAGCAAAAAGCTCGGCATCGTTAACCGTCCGAGCTTTGATATATCCTGAATAAATGCGTTCTTTTTGGCCTTTTTTAATTAAAATTCCAATGCCGGCGACACCTCTTTTCTCGTCGAAACTTGCATCAGTGTATATTTTTAAATCGTTATCCATTACCGCCTCCGGTTAAATGGTATATCGGCAAAAAAGAAAAGGCAAGGATTATTCCCTGCCCTCTCTTCCGGTTTTTAGAACTTTACATCACAACGATTAAAATTTAGCACCGGAGTTTTACTTGTCAACCGGCTTTTTGTTAAACTCTATGCTTTCATAACATTGGCCATACTGCTCGAGAACAACTTTCACAGCTTGCATTTTGCGGTAGTGGTCTTCGGCCGTTTCTCTTTTCATGCGTTTATTTTCAATTAACCTTTTATAAACGGTGGCGCGTTGGCTCAATTCGTATTCGACCTCGGCAATTAAGTCTTTGACTGCATATTTTGACATTTATTTCTCCTGTGCGTAAGTTTGGGTTTGTTTATCCCAAAAGTAAGAACCTTTTTGAGATGCCAAAGCAAGCAAAGAGATGATGAAGTTGTCAACTTCCATGTCGCAATCTTCGTTTATTCTGTAAAATATCGTTTGCTTTTCTCTCCTGGTTTTAACGAGTTCGACATCGCGCAAAATAGCCAAGTGCTGACTTAATGCAGACTGGCTAAGTCCGATTTGTTCTTCCAACTCGGTAACGCTCAACTCTTGGCCACCATGAAGCAAGTCGATTATACATGCTCTTGCCGGGTTGCCGACAGCTTTTATAGTTTTGTTTATCATTTTTTAACCTTTCATTAAAAACAAAATAATTATATTATAAAATAATTATAAAGGCAATCCTTAATTATTTCTTTACCTTTCCACAATGTTTACAAACTAAACAGTAATCACAATCGCTACATTTTATCCCTGTGCAATCATAACCATTAGGAGCGTGGCATATCCCTACTTTAGTATAATCGTGCCAACCTAACCAACATTTTATCTTCTGCCACATATTATTCCTCCTCAGTTAAAGCACTAATAAAAAGATTAGCTCCAAGCATTGTTAAAACTGCTTTTTCATATTCACCTTGTCTAAGTTTGTTTATTCCTATTCCAAGTAGAAATAAGCTAAACGAAAGAAACAAAACTTTAATAGAATATTTAAGAAACTTTTTAATCTTTTTCCACATCTTTTAATCCTTTTTCAAAATCTTTAATTATTTTATCTAAATAATCATAAGCAACTTTATTGAACTCAACCATTGGTAAAACCTTTTTGAGTGAAATTATGGTTTCTTTATCTCCTTTAAGAAGTGTGTCAAATTTTTCTTTATAAGTGGGTTTGTTTTCACACATCAACGCACCGCTGTTACCGTAAATTGTGTAACTCGTGTCTGTTATTTCTTCAACTTCTATATAATCAGCATAATTTTGAACATTACACATACAACCATCAGCTTCATAATGCCTTATTCCATTATCATCTGTATATTCATAATTCCATTCATCTACTAGCAAGGTGTCATCTGATATAGAGTCATCGGTATTTTCTAAAACTTCATAAACAACCATTCTTTGATTATCTGCTGTATAGAATCCTGTTTTTGTTACTTCATTAAGTTGCATTATTAAACTCCTTACTGTTTACTGCTTCTTGCCAAGTTGGATATTCTGCTACAAGCTCCCAAATACCGTTGCAAATTTCAATAAGACTACTATAAATCCATCTTTCAAATTCACCATAAGTATCTATTGTAGAAACAGTATTATAACCAATACTTGTAACAACTCTTATAGTATCTGTTAATGAAAATTTATAAACCTGTCCGACTTTAATCTTTGACATCAAACAACTCCTTATATAACACTCTAGCAAGTTTACGGTCTTTTTCTTTGTCTTCCTCAGTAAGGTCTTTATATAGTGTTTTGCTTTGCATCCCCCATCTAAGGATATTTTCTTCCGTTGAGTTATCTCTTTGGTGAGCATACCAATTAGCCCATATGTTATGAAGAAACTCAGCTATTATTTCGACTTCTGGCTTTTCTTTACTCATCTGATTGCTCCTTTTTTACCGTTATGGTTAAAATTTTTCTTTTAGGAACAATTATTACATCTTCCTCTTTCCAAATGCCGACAAGTTCCTCATCTTTTGAAAAAAGATCAGATATTTCTTTCTTTACTTCTTCCACACTTTTATCAGAGAGATAAGAAACTCTTATATTGTCAGGAAGATACATTGTTACTTTACTCATCTAACTGCTCCCCGGCCTTTTTGATTGACTTAACAACTCCCTTAACTATACTCGAGCACCCAAAAGTGCCTAAAGATAAAATTCCGTCTGTTTCATCTTTCCGATCATCTGTAAGAGTTGACAAATCTTTTCCAATCTCACCAATGCAGCGGACCGGTGTTGACACTATTGTTACTAAACTATCAAATAAACTCATTTCTTTTCTCCTATAACTTCATTAAATCTTTGTAGATACATTTTATACATTAAAGATACTGGACATTTCTTATACAAGCAGACACACCCATGAGCTCCGCCTACCCATACACTACCGTCATTATCAAAAGACATTGACGGTTCACCATAAACACCTTCTTTTCTTGGAGCATATACGCAAGTGGCCGATATATTAGCTCCAACCGCACAAAGAAAATCATCCCAACTTTCAACTGGCATATTTAACGGCATTTCAATACCTCGTTTATTTCAGTGTGCACCTTAAACGCTTTTGCACAATCTTTCCCATCAAAAGAAAATCCATAATCTTTTAGAAATTTATTAGCCGCTTTAAGTAACTCTTTGAGTTGTTGGTTTTCTTCTTTCAACTGCTCAATTTGGCCTTTCAGCTCCTCAATGTCGCACCTTGGCATACTCAAATTAGTCATCGCCGGCATTCCCATATTGACCGGCCGACCAGTTAAGAGCTTTTTGCTCATAGTGCAGGCCTTTTTGGTAAGCATAAAGCAAAGGTCCGCGGTCGTTGTCTATCGTGAACACATCTTTTCCGTTTATGACCTTGTGTAAAACATAAAAAATGCCAATGTCCGGATCGTATCCGTTGAGCGCAACAACATCGCTTTTGTGCGCAGCTTCAATAACTTTTTTTGTCATTTGTGTTTGTTTTTTTACCATTTTTACCTCCTTTGTCGGTTGTTTTACGGTTGTTAATAATAATTATCGTTAAAAAACAATGACTTATTTTAGCGGTGACTTTTACCGGTTAATTCGATAACTTTAGAACCACCAAAAAGTCGGTCAGTTATTCTCAAACCGAGCACTTTTTCGATTTGAGAACGATTGAGATTACTTATTGCGATTGTAGGCAACATGTAATTATATCTTTCGTTAAATATTTCAAAAAGTTCTATTCTTTCAGCATCAGAACCATATTGCACACCTACTTCGTCGATAATGAGTAAAGGCTTTGTTTTGATGTCTTCAACTTTTCTTCTATCATAGTCATCAGCATTTTTATTCCAACAGGCTCGAATATCATCGATAATTTCTTTAATCGTTTTATAAAGAACATTTTTTTCGGTATAATATTTTGCACCGTAGTCGGTTTGTTTAACTTCCTCGAGTTTGTTAATGATTGCGTAAGCAAGATGTGTCTTTCCTGTTCCAACTCCACCGGTAATGATGATGTTTTGGTTAATTGAACGAGGATCTTTTAAGCAAGAAATATCCTGGTTCGTTTGAAAGTTGTCGAAAGAAGCATTTTGATATCGTGGATAAACTCTCATCAGTATGGCACTCCGTTTTTATCACAAAGGTCTTTATTTTTAGATTTCCAATCCCAAGAAAGAATAGCTCTATCAAAGTCAGCGTATTCGTAATTTTTAGCTAAGCAGGTATTAACGAACCTATCAACGATGACATCTATATTCGAGAAACCTTTTTCTTTTAGCTTTTCAACAGTTTCTTCTTTAGGCTTCCAATCGGGATCAATAGATTTCTTTTTTATATATTTTTTTCTTTCCGTTTCATTTTCAGTTTCAGTTTCTGTTTCCGTTTCTTCTTCTTTTTCTTTTTTTT